GTGATGCCATGCAGACGCTCCAGAACCCACTCAAAATAGCGTTCCTGAATGGGGTCATGCTGCATGTCTCCCATATGCTTAAAACTCACCAGAGAGTCGTCCAGACGGGTTTGCGAACGCTTGGCCAACTTCTCTTCAAAAATCTCGATCAGCTCCGGCTGCCACAGGTGCTGTGGGCGTGGCAACTTGTTCCACAGGCGGCACGCAGCTGCGGAAAGAACTGTAAAGATGAAGTAGTCGTATGAGCAGCAATACTGGTCGGCAAACTGCCGAGCTTTCCAAAGCGACGTTTTGTTGGCCACCGACAGCTCCTGATACGGCACACGTTTCAGTCCAGTGGTAAACGGCGCGGTCTCAAAGTGCTCACGGCCATGTGAAAGCATGATGTAGGAGTACTGGCGCTTGTATGCTTCAGTGAAGAGGCATGTGGCCATGAGTGGGTGCATGTCCCGGTAATCGAACCATTTAGTTTCGAACAGCTCTGCCTCGTTCTGGCAGCGTGACAGACCGATGTTCTCAGCAACCCACTTGTCCATGACTGCGGTATCCCACTCAGTCATGAAGTCGTACTGCTCATTGTTGATGGTGTTAAAGAATATCTGGCTCATGTGCTTGGCTTAGATAGGTATACACCTACTTATCAAAGTGAACGAATCATAGCGACTGTAGACAGTTTTTGGAAGTGGAAACAGAAGGGTAAGTCTGGGAAGTCTTGGTCGTAAAAGACCTGCTTCCGTATATTTTAAATAAGTACTTTATTATTTATATATACAGAAACAGGTCTTTTGTAATGAGTTGCTGCCAACCCGCCCAGACCTTACCATATCTTCATACTCAGCTTTCAACATCGTAGGTAATGTCGCTATGCACATCAGTCGCCTCCCCGGATATGGACTTCCTGAACTGGCTTTCTGGCCTCAGCCCAACTATGACAACAACAAATGGTGGATGCACAGCCTCAGACTTCGCGAAGATGGCACGCTACATTGGTTTCGTCGATATGTAGAACGGGGACAGCCGGGGCGCGCCTTTGTTGATAATTATGACGATTACCCTTCAGCCAAAGCGGCGGCGATAGAGCTGAACCAAAACGTAACCTTCGATGTTGATTCTCTCGATATCCCTGATTCCCACAAAGAGTCATTACGCTTAAAGATCGAGAAAGCGCTGACCGCAAAATCCCGGCTAATGGATGAAGAGTATCTGATGTATCAGGTTGCGATTCAGAAACACGCCAACTCACCGCGCCTGACTTTAGAAGAGCTGGTGCTCGATGAACACTTCGATTCAGTGGCCCAAGAGTTGCTTGAAGTGTTGAACGAAATGCCGTACCTGCAATGCGTGAACATTCCAACTTACGGCATGATCTTGCTGCGCGACAGCAACAACGTCTGGAAAAGAACCCACCGAACCTCAAAGGGTGCAAAAATCTGTTACCAGGAACGCATTGCTCGCGCATTTGGGTTGTCTGGCGCAGATCATTGGGGAAAAACCAAGTCTGCCATTCGCTCAATGCTTCTCCCGCGTGCAAACGAGTTGTTGCAACTGGCCAGCGTCAAACGGATGCTCGATGACGCCAGAGGCAAAGGCCAGAAGGTGCTGATCGCCGGGAGCTACGTGTTCTGGTATGAAGAGAAAAACCAGGTGGGATGGTGCGTAAAAGAAGCTAACGACAGTGAAATCACGTCGCGAGGCAATGCACTCTGGAAAGAAGGTACGATCATCTCCAAAAACCACGGGCGGATTGTGGTGTTGCCTTACATCAAGGAAAACGGCGAAAAGGTAAAGGGCTATACCAAGAATGCGCCGAATGATGGAAAAGCGCTTCCCAGACACAAGGATGAGTATATCGAACTCCCCTTCGAGGTTCTGGATGGTGATTTGATGGTAGGGTTATTTGGCGAGCTTCACTACGAGTAACACCGTATCTCTAAAAACTTCTAAGGTGGCCATCCACCTTAGAAGTGAAGTAATCATCAGCCTTTCTTCATCAGCTCGCGCTTGATTTCATCGGTGCGCATCGTTACATCGGCGGCGGTGATCGCCTCGTTCAGCTTCACGATTTCTTCGATTTCCTGCGGCGACTTTTCTGCCAGATGGAAGATGGCAGCGCGGATCACATCAGAACGAGTGAACTTCTCGAAGCGAGGGATGAACTTCATCATCTCCAGCAGTTCGAAATATTCATCTTCCAGCGACATGGTGCGGCTCTTGATCTTTTCTTTCCCACGAGTCGGGCGGCCCTGTGGTCTGACTGGCTGGCGCAACGGGGTGCTGCTTTTGGCCGTGGCTTCCGGCTCTTTGCGCTTTGCAAGGTCTCCCATTTTCATGGACATTATTCTTCCTCCAGGCTCAGGATGTAATCTACGAACTCTTCGAATTCGGCTTCTGCCTTCTTATCGCGCTCCGCGCCGGTCATTTCAAAGATAGAACGACCAGCCTCTTCTGCGTCGTCATAGACGTTGCGGTTGTAGAGGTTCACAGGTGCTGCCTCGATGCCGAACGTCTCGACAATCTCTTTGGCGGCCAGAATACGTGATACCTGTGAAGGCAGAGACGGACACTGGTTGATGACCGCGCGGATCTTCACTTTGTGGTTCACCGTGCGCACATTGTCGACAATCGGGTCGATGTCACGCAGCGATTTCAAATCACGACGCTTAGGACGCAGAGGGATAATGATGACATCAGCCATCAGCATCGCTTGTCGCTGGATTTCGGAGTCAAAGCCACCAGCATCCACTACAACATAGTCGACGCGCCCCTGAAGCGATTTGAGGTGCTTAACGATGTCATCCTGAACGTAGGCGAAGGGGATAAGGTCAAGGTCTTCATTCTGGCGACGGTCTTCGCACCAGCTGGTCGTGGTGCGCTGAATATCAATGTCAGTGACCTGCGTTTTCTTTTTCTTTTTAACTTTCAGGCATACCGCAATTTGCTGGGCAACGGTGGATTTGCCTGGGCCGCCTTTGGTGCCGCCAACCACAATGATTTTGGTCATTGGAGAGTCCCTTTGCGTGAATTATTGTCGTATGAAACAACTTGTTTTCTTATATGCGATATAGCCTAAATGCCTACGGCTACGGTGTAAAGGTGAAATGATAGGCAAAGAGGGGTTTGCAGAGACTTGCAAAACAGCAGTTGAATGTTTAAGCAATCGAGCTTATAGTGTGTGTACGGAAAGACTCCGTACAAATGATGAGTCGGACCGAATTTAAATTTGATGATGCTATGATTTTTTGTGAAGCCCGATCTTATTGACTAAGTGTCGTTACTAATTGCTTATAGAGCTGACATTATTCTTTGATTTGATCCTGAAATTTCTTCTATATCATACTTTTATATCATTTATTTATATCTAAGATTGGCCTCGCCAGACAAGGGGGTGAGGCCGGGAGTAAGCACATGTCCGCACTGAAAAAACAGCGCATCGATCTCAGATTAACCGACGACGACAAGAGCATGATCGAAGAAGCTGCGGCAATGACCAACCAGACTATCACACAGTTCATGGTTGCCAGCGCCTCTGAACGTGCTGCGGAAGTGATAGAGCAACATCGTCGCCTGATCCTCAGTGAAGAGTCCTGGAATCTGGTAATGAACGCTCTCAGTAACCCGCCTGCACCGAATGAAAGGCTGAAACGAGCTGCCAAGCGTCTACAAAATATGGAGTAAGACGTGGCCGACTTGATAGTAGAGATGTTTTCAGAAGAAGCCGAATACGACTTCTCAGACTTCGACTGTGGCGAAGCATCTCTAAATGAGTTTCTTAAAAATCGCCTGGCACAGCAACACAGCGGGCGTATATTGCGCGGTTATCTGCTTCTGACCAAAGACGCGATACCGAAAGTTAAAGGGTTTTACACGCTGTCCGGGAGCTGTTTCGCAAGACAAACGCTCCCATCCAACACGCAGCAGCGGAAGATACCTTATTCTGATGCTCCCAGCGTTACGCTCGGACGTCTGGCGATAGACAAGAGCATTCAACGGCAAGGTAAAGGTGAAGAATTGGTGGTAGATGCCATGAAAGTGGTTTACCAGGCTTCTCGTGCCGTTGGTATCTACGCTCTGTTTGTAGATGCAAAAAATCCGGCCGCCAGGCAGTTTTACCAGAATCTGGGGTTTATCCCTCTGAAGGGTAAAAACGCCAACTCGCTTTTCTATCCAACGAAGAGCATTGAGGCACTGTTTGAAGAGAAGCCGTCTGAAGACGAATAAGAAAAGCCCCTCACAGGAGGGGCTTTTTTTCATTGAGCCAGTCTGCTCTGCCACTTACACAACCGCTCTCCCAGCATGTTGTGCGTTAAAATCTCTCGCTCCGTTTCTTCCGTCATGAAATCGTTATGACTGACGTAAACCGGATTGGCCACATCACAGAACAGCACGCCAACGGGCTGCGACTTAATCACGCAGCCATTTGTCATGCAGATCGCGATGAACAGCAGAAGCGCCCTTCCGTCGCAACTCATTGGTAATTTCATTCCCGACGTCCACCGTATTTTGAAGCCGTTCCCTGACTTTCTGTTTTGCCTTCTCCTCTACTGCCCGTCTGGCCGCGCGTCCACCCATTGTGTATGCGCCGACAAGCACCAGAAGAACGGCAGCCAGAGTAATCAGAGCAATTTTGAGCTTTAAAAACAGGCTGCCGAACATATCAGGCCATCCCCTTCTTGTACTTGCACACCTGCGACCAGGCGATGAACCCCGCCACAAGGATGGTGGCAACGCCGAAGATGATGCGTACCGTGTCTCCACTGGTGATGTTCCCCTGCGCTTTATCCATTGCTGCGGAGATCTGCGGTATCACCTCTGCCAGCTGCGCGAGACCGATGCCAGCAGTGACGGTAGCGCCAGCCGTCTCTTTGGTGACAGGAAGGGCTTTGACCGCCTTAACTGCCTTAACCACACCGGCACGGCGCAGGCCTTCCTCGATGACTTCGGATGCGTACCAGCTGTTCAGGGTTTTTAGTGGACCGCGGCCGTTCTCGTGACGAATGATTGCCTCCACCAGTGGGCGCAGGGTGTCATAGTCATGCAGATCGATAACCATGTCCGCAGTGACGCCAACAGCTTTAGCGACCTCGCGAATGTAAGCAGCGGTGTCGTTCTCGTTCGGCGGTGCCCAGCGCTCGATGACTTCGCGGATCGTATCGATGCTTGAGCCATCTTTGGCGCGGCGCTTATCGTGATAGGTGATGAGCGTTACTGCTAGCGCCCGGATTCCCCAAACAGGGTCTTTGAACGTACAGAAACGCGGCTCAGAAGGGTTGTTGACCAAACCCTGCCACGGCGAACCTCGGTCGAGGTTGCCTGGGTTGTTGTTGCGAATACCTCTCGGAGTTTTCATCCTTACTCTCCTTATTGAAGTCCATTTTTAACGCCATAAGCGGCAAGACCCAGCAGCAGCGCGGTAATCAGGAACGATGTTATCTTTGAGACAATGCCGCCAAAGAACCCGCTGGAAAGCGCGTCAAGCCGGTTTAGAAGTTTGTCCAGATTGGAGTGCTGGATGCTATGTTGCGCGGGGGTCATATCACCAAAGTAGGTTTTGAGTTGATCATTGACCTCCTGGCCAATCTCCTCCCGAAGCTCTTTACCTAATTTGCCAACGACTTCACGTGCAACAATAGCGGCAATGCGTTCAACCTGTTCAGGCGTTACGCCTGCCATCTCGTTCGACATTATTTCCTCCATGAATAGTCAAACCGGATGGCAGATTTATATCACAATACAACCAATTTTTATAGGTAAGTTATTACCTACTTTTATTTTTAGGAGGTTGACGTCTCGTTTTTAGTTCCTCAAATGCCTCAATGCACAGCGCTTACAAAGCTTTGTGGTGAAGGGTTAACAATACTTAGCACAGTATCCTGAATATTTACTATAAGCGTGTGTCTATCTTGTTTGTTGTAACTCATACTCAAAACGACGAAGCCGTTTATATATGGACATAAGCTCTACTAAAGTTGGCCATGAGTTAATCAGATACTGAAATGCGCTGCGAACCTGCTCAAAAACATTGGTGATTTGTGTCATCAGGCCAAGTGTGATCGCACCAGCAACAATCGATGGAAACAACAGTAATATTCCAAAGACACCGTCAACCTGAAGATATATTATACGCGCAGTATTGAAATACATATAATGCAGGTAAAGACGGAAATAGCTTTTACGGATTCCGTTGAATAACTCGTGGACTGTTGGCGGTGTTGCTCGATAAGGGTCATCTTCGCCATAGACCAGTTCTTTACGGTAAGCCGCTTCGACACGCTGGTTTCTAAATGCCAGTCCGGGTAACTTGATCCCTACAGCTGCAAGCAGCCCTGTACCTAATAATGACCAGACAATGGCAGCAACCACCAGGCCATACGGAATATTGCCAATTATTGGTAACTCAGGGATATGATGGGATAATTTCACAAGTACGGGCAAAAATGCAATTAAAGTCATAAGTGCGTTGATAGCCCCTCCCCCCATAGCTTGCAATGTGGAGGCGAAACGCATTGTGTCTTCCTGAACACGTTGAGCAGCCCCTTCGATATGACGCAATTTTTGCCAGTTTGCCATATAATATTCGTTCATGGCTGTACGCCAGCGGAATATATAATGACTGACAAAAAAATCATTGAGCGTACCGATTACTACTGCGGTAAGTGCTATACCCATAAGGGAATATATTTGCTGATAAAACTTTTCTGCGGTAACTTTATTAGGAGAGCTTAATGCGTTTTGAATCAGGTCATAGAATGGAGCATACCAGTCATTAATCGCAACACCGACTTCGACCATAAACCAGGTGACGAAAATAATCAGCGCCGTCCCCAATATAGACCAGTATTGCCAAGGGTGTGGTGCACAAATAGACCATAACAATCCAAATAAAATCACAGAAACAAAATAATATATATAAAAAACAATGAAATCTAATGACCAGAAACGAGCAACATTAACTGGCAAATCTCCTGACACGCCTACAATATGGGCAGCCCACTCTTTCCCCCCAGACTGCCATACAACGATTGCTATCAGCCCCCAAATTAATGCTGAAATAAAAAAGAGTGGTGGCTTTGGAAAAAAAGAAATGAACATTACACCTTACCTGCTGATGGCTCCATATAAACATGACTGTATTTATAATGTTAAATACATCAACGAATATTAAATGCGGTTAATTTTCAATGAAGCTAATAAATTTTGCCACCTGAGTAGCATTGGCGTATTCGCCCTCACAAAAATGCTGTACATAAATACAGAAACTTCATGCAGAAGTGAGATCAAGTCACCGGAGACCATCAGTCGCAGCGGCAGAATATATTTTCATGATAGAGCACGATTACAGCGCGGCCCGGAGGGCCGCTGCTGGTTCAGCATTCGCTAATGGAGACCTCTCCGGAAGCCGTGAAGCTGGCAACTTTTGCTTTCACCTCCGCCAGTTCGGCTTTGAGAGTATCCATTTCTGACTTCATTTCTTTAAATGCTTCGACATACAGCGCTGACAGCGCGTTATAGTCGAGGGTTAATGGGTTTTCAACCTCAAAGCAATTCTTATCAAGCGTGCTTCCAGTCTGCCCAACAGACACGGCTTCAGGCAGTACCTTTTGTACATCCTGAGCAATCAAACCAGCATTTCTCACCGTGTTCTGAATTGTAGTGTGCATTGAATAAGTTACGCCTTTAAGCTGGCAAATCTTATCCAGCGCTCCGGTAACAGGCTTAATCCAGAATTTTGCACGTTCATCTGAGGTCGCGGTAAACTTGGCCGCTCTTGCCTCTCCGGTACCCCCATTGAATAAAAAATACTGACCAGACGCACCTGTAGCGCTATTGTCCGATCTGATTACGATCGACTGACTTACCTCAATTGGCTGTGCATAAATTACGCCACGATTTCGGCCATTGCTGTTGATAAAGTAGACGTGAGCGTTGGCGTTTGATGCCGAGGTTTTTGAGTTCAGATAACCACTCCTTGACTCTACTGTAGCCCCGTACCAGTTTTTATTGCAGCCTCCCCATGACGACTGCAGATAGATGTTTGTTCCATGCTTGTAGTTATAGAGAACCGTGTCATTATTTCCGCCAGGCTTTCCAACAAGCATAACGTTGGAACCGTCATTAGCACGTATAAGCATGTAAGTGGCCTGATTATCACCCGTTGGGCGAAGTGTTAAAACTTCACCGTTATGCTTAAACTCAGCACCATAGCCAGACATAATGCGACCAGACGGCTCAACCTCACCGGTAGACCGAATGGTAAAGAAGCGCGGCCCGCCCGGATTTCGGTTAACGAGTGACACAACCCCGTTGACACTGTCGCACCACAGTTCGGCCTGCGATTTAACAGTACCATCACTTCCGACAATATTGGTGTAGATCGCATTACTACGAACCGCGTCATCCGACACCTTGCTTGTGGCAATGTCGCTACGACCTTTAATCATATTAAATTCAACACTGTTGGTAGAACCGAGACCGAGATTTGCTCGGGCTTCCTCCACATCCTTAGCGCCTGTGCCACCCTGCGCCACGCCAAGCGGAATATAGGCGTCAGAACCGTTCAGAGCGCCCCATGTACCGTTATCGAACACAAACAGGCGAGAGCCTCCAGATTTTCCAAGCGCGGTCGATGTCGGGCCTTGCGTTACACGCTCAACACCGAGACTTACACGAGCGGCGCCGGGGTTGGGGATGTCGGCCAGGTTCTGATCTTTCTGAAGGAATTTGTCAGCTGTTGAGTTAATCTCATTCGAAATTGTCTGTGCCCGATCTGCTTCCCTCTTTGCATTGGTGGCATATTGCTGGGCTTGCGTGGCACTTCCCGCGGCAGCGTTTGCTTGCTTACCGGCATTAGATTCAGCTGTCTGCGCAGCCAGTTTGGCAGCTTCTGCCGCGTCAGCCTTCTCTGAGACAACCGTTTCCGAGGACTTAGCTGCGACCGCACTGGCGTTGGCCGCATTCGCTTTATCTGAAGCCAATGAAGCACTCGCAGCTGATTGCTTGGCACTCCCGGCAGCAGCTGCCGCACTTGCTGCGGCGCTTTCCGCTGATTTCTTGGCACCGGCAGCTGAGGCGTCAAGGATTTCCTTGTTTTCCTTGTACCACTCAAGGTTGGCATTGTGCTCATTGACGATCTGCATAAGCGGCTTAACAGTTATCTCTGTACCGTCTTCTCGCTCAATGGTGACGGCATCAAGAGCGGTCAGCCAACCTCTCATCGATTTTGAATCCGCAGACATGCGGGTCATGAGCGCTGTAAATCGCGCACTGAACTGCGTCAGATCGCCTTCATAAGTGGTGATAATGCGGCACGGGACATCTGTCTGGGTTTCACCGGAATACGGCTCTACCAGTGTTAAATGGGTGTCGTCCAGAACGTGCTTAATTTCATAGAGCTTGTTGTCTGGGCCGACAACAATCATGCCAGGCAGTACGCCATTCGCGGTGACGTTCCAGAACGTACCTGTGCCGGTTAGGGTATTACTTCCCTGCGTAAACGTGATAGTACCTTCCCTGTACCACATAGTTTCTCCTTTTTGCACGAGCCAGGCTCGCTTACTCACACAAACTTGTAGGTAGTCCATTACCTACAACATCAGTCATACAAAGAGGCGTTGATGTAGTTAACCACCCCACCAAACGCCGTAAAGCTAAACCCTTCCGATGAGGGCATAATCCCTGTCCCCACAGCTGTAAGATCGAGCTGGTTTCCGGAAGCGCATGGCGCAGCAACGAAAAGCTGCACTTCAAGCCCGCCTCTGATGGGCTGCACCCAATACTCGCAGGGCGTCGCTATGGCCGCTGTTGGAAAGCCTGCCTGAAAGGTTTTTACCCCATTGCGGCTCAGCGACGTCTGTAAATTTTGCAACGGCTTGGTTGAAGTGGAATATACCCGCTGCCCGGAAGCATTAAACATATCTAGCCCCCAGCCGCCTGACGATGGGGGGATCTCATTGGTAAAAAAGTAAAATGTCCCTGATACGGCTTTGGAGGAGTTGATTTTGAACCACCATGTTCCCCCAGATTGGTAAGGGGTGACAAAAAACAACGTCTGCGTGCTGCATCTGGCATAGCAGAGTATGCGCACATTAGCAGGAATACCTGTGTTGTAGGCCACTGCTTTGTTGCCTAAAGCCATGTTTCCCACACTGAAAGATTTTTTGTACGCCATGTGCATAAACGGCGTTTCCGGCGTCGCGAATATCTTGCCGTTGCTGTTAACTATTTTGATGCCATACGCCATTTAGTTTGCCTCCATGCAAACGAGGAAAGTGCAACTTGACGGCAGGGAGTAAGAGACGGTGCCGCCCGATATGGAGAACGACGGCTGTGACTGTTTCCGCTCAACGGTGTAATTGAGCACCACGACTTTTAAATGAAACAATGAAGTGTCTATGGCATACTTCAATGATCCACTTCCTGACATTCCGTGCCGGAAATCGAGAACCCAGGTTGGCTGGACAAGGTCGACCCAGCTCGTCCCTTTCTCGCTCCACACTCTTCCACCAAAAGCCAAAATTGCCCCCTGTATCATCCTTGATAGTCAGGGAACTGTAACATAAAACCAGACAAAAGTAAGTATTCACATACTTACTAAAAAGGGCGTCATATGACGCCCTTTACTTATTATTTAACCGTATCTCTGCACTGATAATCCGTGAACAAATCCTCTTTCTGCCAGCGGCCATGAAAATGCAAAATCAGGTCGCTTTTGGGATGAACCCAGACGTTGCCAACCCGATCAACACGACGCTCGGTAATCTGAACAACACGCTGCTCCGATGGCCATGTTCCGGTGGTGTATTTCGCGACACAGTCGACTTTCTCTACATTGCTTGCGGCGCAACCTGTAAGCGAAAGCGCCATCATAAGTGGATAAACAAATTGTTTACTCATGCCAATAACCAAACCCATCTACAAAACATTAACGCACTATAATTAAAGTATTTAACCTATTGATAAATAGCCTATTTGTTGTAAAGGGATGGGGCGTTCTTGTGAATAGCTCGAACGCCCACAGCTCATCAGAGCTGCCCCAGCCTTACCCGCAGCACATTGTTGTCGTCATAGACGTCAATACGCTGACCGGTAATCACAAGACGACCGTAGCCGCCGCTGCTGCCGTTAATCTCCAGAACGCCATTTTTCCCAAACCGCCAGCCGGAACGGCCAGAAACAAAGTTAGTCGACTGGAGGTCGCCAACTTTGGCGTTGTTAATGGTGCCGTCTTTGATATAGGCACCATTCATATACGCTACACCGTTTTCGATCACGAAGGGCGTAGTGATTTGGCCGTTGACCGAGTTCACCAAACCAAAGCGGTCTGCCTGCACCAGAAACTGAGATAACCCCGTGGTGTCGATGCCCAATGCGATACCGGCAACGTATCGTTGGCCACCACTGGCCGCGGTTTCCATTTTCAATGTCCAGGCTGTAGAGACCTTCTTGTTGGTATCGGCGATGGCCTGTGCCTGCTGTTGGATCGTCGCCGTATGCCCATCAACTGAGGCTTTCAATGTGTCGATTCGGCTGCCCAATGCACCGTCAGCATTCGCTCTCGCATTAGACTCGGAAGTAACTGCCGCACTGATGTTTTTTGTCTGGGCTTGAAGACTGGTGATTTGCCCGGACAACGCAGAATCAGCGTCAGTTCTGGCTTTGGTCTCGGCGGCCACCGCAGCCTGAATATCCTGCGCAGTCTGGGATTTCAGCGTGCTAATTTGCGTGGCCAGCGCGCTGTCGGCATCCGTTCGCGCCTTTGTTTCCACGGAAATCGCCGCTTTCACATTCTCATCGGTCTGAGCCTTCATCGCGGTAATCTGTCGCGAAAGCGTCTCATCGGCTGTCGCTCTCGCCTCCTGCTCCTCCGTTAGCGCCGCGGCGATATCGTCGTTTAACCGGGCTTCAAGCCTGGTAATTTGCGAAGCGATGGCTTTGTCAGCTTCCACGCGAGAGGTTGTCTCCTCGGTGATGGAAGCTCGAATGTTGTCGCCGATTTCTGCGCGGATCTCTTCCACCTTAGAAGCCATTGCCGATATATCGTCGGCAAACGTCTTTTGCGTGGTTGAGATTTTCGCGTTAGTGACGCTCTGCTTGTACTGGTCTTCGTCCTGCCGGAGTGCAAGATCGATATTGGCCTTCGCCAGCGCCTCTAAGCTGGTGGTCACTTCGGTACTGGCCTGCTCGACGCCCGCCACAGTCCTCTTCATCTCTTCGACGGCCGCCACACTGTCATCTACAGAGGATTTCATCGCGTCAATTTGTTTGGCGTTGGCCAGGTCAGCTTCGACTCGCGCCTCGCGCTCTTCAGCAATCAGTGCTGATGCCTTGTCGAGCGCCGCGTTAGCCGCTTCTACAACGCCAGCCACTGATTTACCCTGCTCAGAAACGGTATTCTGCAACTCAACCAGCGCCGCGTTGGAGCCTTCAACCTGTTGTAATGCTTGCCCCACCTTGTCCAGCGTGCCAGCGACCTCAGTCTTAAGGCTGTTCTGGGCTTCCTCCAGACGCTGGTCTGCCGCCGTCAGCTTTTCGCCCAGGCTGTTGAGGCTCTCTTCCATTTGCTGATAAATGGCGTCCACCGCCTCCTGCGAGACTTTGGTGTCGATCTCTTCCAGCAGCTCCTGCCCCAGCTCTGAAGAAGTGATTTTCCCGGTCAGGAACGAGAGCACGTCTCTGGTCATCGCTTCGGTGCCAAGATTTGAGTTCGGCGGACTCAACATGCCGCGTTTGTTTACCGCGCGCACCCAATAGAACCAGGTTTCGCTGTCCCCCAACCCAGCGTGGGTAAAGGTGGTGCTGGCAGCTTCCGCGACCAGCTTTGCGGTGCTCAGGTCATTAATTCTGGATGCGTAAACATTGATGTGATCGAGGTCAACGGAGTCAGGGTTAACCCAATTCAGGATCACATTGCGATAGTCGCCAACGGCAGTCAGGCCACTCGGTGCAGATGGCGGCGTCATCGTTCCCAGAACCTTGTAAACGGTGCTGATGACTTCAGTCTTTTTGCCGCTGAACGACACCGCGTAAAGTTGAAAGTCGTACTGGCCATTCTCAGCGACGTTGGCGATTTCGTACTGCTCTTCGGTGACGCGCGCAGACTGCCAGTTGGACACATGGTTTTCGTCGGAGCGACGCCAGCTGATCCAGTATTCTGGCGACTTGCCCTCCCACGTCGCGATCAACTTCACGGACAGGTTGCCGGGGCTTGAGATGTACGTTCCCTCGGAAATTTGCAGGTTAGAGGGCTTGGAGTACGTGGGATCGAGCACAGTCGTATTCTGCGCAATCAGTGTTGCCCCGTTATCTATCGCTTCATACTTAGTCGGGTTGTTTTCTACTGCGGTAATGTCAAATGACCCGGCAGTATCGCCTTGTGCGATGCTGATGATGCGCACGCGCATTGGTTCCAGGTCTGGCTCGGTGATCGTCCAGACACCGTTCAGCACGGGCATTTCATTGGGGGCGAGCGCCTTCGTAAAGGTCACTTTCGTGATGTTCTCGCCAGTTTCCAGAATGTCGCGTTCAACGATTTCCGCATCCTGATTCAAGATCCGGATGAAGCTGCCGTTTTTCATGAGCTTGACGGGCGCATCCAGAGTGATGCTGTTCCGGTCGAACGCCATGATACGACCGGAGTTTCGCTTACCGGCACGATACTTATTTTGAATAAGCACGGTCTCGCCGGGCATCAGGAAGGAAGCATCAAGCCCCGCGGTGAAAGTGATCATGTCCGACTCCATACGCGCGGTATAGAGCAGCCAAAGCCCTACACGGTGAGCCTGTCCTCGACTGGTGCATCCGAATGCCACAGACTCGGTCTTACGCTCCCCATAGCGAGCCATCGCTTCCTGATCTTCGACATATTCAACGTTCTGCTTATACCCATCCTCTTTGTTGTTGTAGGTAATCAGCGCAACGGAAGGACGGTCTTTTCGTGCAGAGCCTTTGTAGGTGAACATGCCGTCTTTGACGTTCGCGTTGGTAAACATCATGACCGGATCTGACGGGCTGTCTTGCATGATGTTAACCATACCGCCAGCCCAGAAGACCATGCCCCGGAATGCCCCAGCGATGTCCTGAATCAGACGATAGGCGTCCTGACGACTGGTAATCTGCGTATTGATGGCAAAGCGCTTCTCTTTGCCGCCGAAGCCATCGTTAACTTCTTCGTCGCAATAGCGGCCAATCTGGTACAGCTGGCCGAGGTCGATCATGGATTCCGAGACAAACTGACCCAGGCCATAGCGAGTGTTGGTAAGCAGGTCGAAGAGAATCCAGGCTGGGTTCGAGGACGACAGCAGCTTAAAGGTGCCATCCCAGACGCCAACATAGGTATTTGAGGTCTCGTTGTAATTCGCCGGCACACGGATCTTTAACCCTCTGACCAGATACGAACGTGCTGGCATGGTGCCGCCGAACTGTTCAGAGTTAACTTTCAGGCCGCAAAGAACCGAGTTCGGGTAGTTCATCGGGGTATCGACAATTTCACCGAGGGAGTCGACCCAGGTATCGTTGAAGAGGTACGACGAGGTGCTGTCATCCGTCAGTCTGGTTACACGGATTTTGTACGAACGACCTGGCTTCGGCAGCTTCAGCTCGTAGCTGCGGTAGTACACGCCAGACTTTTTAGCAGTCAGCGTGATCTCTGCGCTTTTCTCTCCCTCCGGGATCGCATCTCTGAATGTGTCATCGCCATTCGCGATTTGGAACCTGTACTGAACCGTCGTACCGTTGGTATCGCCAGTTTTTTTGCTGATGCTACGAAGCGACGGGAACTTCATGATGACACGAACCCGGTCAGCATCATCGTTGTCGATGGCCACAGTAACAGGGTGCGTTCTCTTCAGCTGGATGTTGACTGATTTCGGCGTTTCGACGAAGTCGAACCCGGCCATTGGAGTCTGGTCTTGCGAGCCGTCGCGGAACTCCCAGGTAATCCCGCTGAAGTTTGAGGAGCCGTCCTCGTTGATAATCGGCAGATTATCAATGAAGATCGATTTTGCTCCGTCCACAAGCCCGCCGATGACGCCTTCCCCGAGCAGATCGAGGATGGATGCCATCGCACGCGAATTAACGGTGTCATTGGCTTCAACTGGTGTGCGGCTGGAGCCACCACCTTTCTTCTTACCACCCGCCCCGGCAATCAGGAGCGGCAATTTTTTCTTCTTGAACTGATCCATGTTCAAAAATTCCCTTGTGATTAAATTTGGTCGATGGTGATGGATGAACTCACGACCTGCGAACCAACCAACACTTCTTCTCCGTAAATTAGCTGTACCGGGTTGCCCTGGTTTGTGGTGTTCTGCGGTCCATCGAAATAGAACGATTCGGTGTTATCCGCCTGCCTCACAGAGCTGTTTGCAGCCTGTGGCGAAAGCAGCATGGAAATACCCCCCATCATTAGCGACAGACCACCAGCCACTAACGCCGACGCCGCGCCGCCAGTCACAACGGAAGTGAATGCGCCCACTACAACCATTGCAGCCCCGACAAGCGTCTGAAACCACCCGAAGCCGGAGCCACCGCTACCACGGGGAACGGGCGTAATGCGGATTCTGGAGATGTTGTCCGACTCACCCATCATCTGGTATTCGGTCTCGTCCATTGACCACTTATGACCCTGCTTATTGGTGATCTGAATGTGGTACTTGTCATAGGTGTTCATGTTGCGCTTGATCCACGCTTTGAACCCTGGGCGGTTCGCCTCAATCAGATCAATGGCCTGTTTGGTATTGCGCACCTTCAGATGCCAGTGGCGGCCAAAGTGCTTCGCCATAGCGCCGCCAAGTTGCACATGCACTAACTCAGACACGTCTCATCTCCCTTGAGTAAGTCTCTGTGACGCAAATGATGCGTCGTGTGTTTTTGGTACATGCCGCCGTAATAGGTACGGCAGCTCAGACGGTCGATCTGGTGATGCAAAATCATGCCGTCACCGATATAGACCGCGCAGTGGTCGGGCATTTTTCCGTACTGGATGAAGAAGATATCGCCTCGCTGTGGCTCCGTGCCGGGGGCAAGGCGAACCAACCCCTCATTGCGGTAGTTCTGGTCGAGAATATCGTCGTCACCGGTATACCAGGATGGGATATGCAGGTGCGCATTGGCGTTTAGCTCAACGTTAAACTCGCGCTTGAGGTAATCGCGGCAAAGCATCCAGCAGTCGAATACACCGAACACATAGGGGCGCCCCAGATAGGGCATTTCAAATCCCTCCGGGGTGATTACGTTCATTTCGCTAAAGTGGTATGGCGCTTCGGCATCCACACTCTTTCGAATCGCGAGGATCAGCCACGGAATTTCTGTTGCCTCACACCCGGCGCGATCTGCATCGGACGCTTCCGCAGACTGGTCGACGTGAGAGTGCCAGATGGCAACCACCTCTCCGGCATCCTCGGCCGCGATGATGTCTTCGGCGTGCATGACAAACGTATTCCGCGGGTCTTCCGACACGTTTCTCGCTTCCATGAAGCGATACTTTTCGCCACGGGTACGCACCAGAAAGCCACACGCTTCATTTGGGTAGCGATTGATGGCGCAGATATAGATTTGCTGCATCACGTCAGAAGACAGCTCAGGGAGCGATTTATGACTCATAGCGCGTCGCCCCGATAAACCCGCCAAAGTGAATAACGCCATTGGCGAAAAAGTTCTTTCTGGCTTTGCAGGCGTCATAGCGCTTGGTGCAGTAATCCGCGGCGGCAAGCGTTGTCTGCCTGTTGTTCTTGTCAAAATAGGGGCCGGTGTAGCCACACTCTGCGCCGCGATATTTCCACGGGCAGGTGTTTTTGATGATCTGCCGGTACGGCAGTTGCACCCCCATCAGGTCGAACACGCTGGACAGCTCGAACTCGACAACCTGGTGTGTCTCCAGCGTCTTCTGTTCGATAAACCACATTTCATCCGGGAAATGCTGGTTCGGATCTGCTGTAGGGTTTCCATCTTCGAAATTGGCGGCATCGAGAAAACGCGCGAGGGTCAGTTTTCGCGTGATTTTGCACCCAACCAGATCGTCATTCGCCTGAACTTCAGCAGAGACCGTGCCGCCAAAGTTCGAAACCTGAATTTTTGGACGCGGCAGCGTCCCCTGACCTGATTTGTCAAAGCCAGATGCGACAATTGGCCACGGCTCGTAACTGATCCCCTGCCATATGATTGGCTGGCTCAGCTCATTGGTGCCAGCATGAAAATATCGCTTACCTCCGGACGTCGTGTTGGACATATCCAGCACGAACAGCTCAATGAGCGCAGAGGGCGACAAGCTCTGAATATCTGCTTTAATACCCATGATTTCATCCTTGAAACAACGAGCGCCAACATCCTGTCAGCGCCCCTTAATAATAGTAGATAAGCACTTACTCATCCAGCAAGAGAAACTAAGCCTCGAACACTTGCCGGAAGGTTGCGGTCAACACCTGATAGCCCTCGTAGCGCTTAACAGTATGGCTATCGCAGACCACCACGATCTTCTTCCCTCGCGGGTTCGTCCAGTAAAAGGACTCAACCGCGCCGCGCTCGGTGAGGAAGTCGTCTACGGCATTGATGATGTCGTAGGAGCGTGTAAAGGTCAGAGACCACTCTTCTTTAATGCGATTAAGCCCCTGCGACTGGCGCTGCTCATAGTCATCGCCGTAGCTCAGGATCGTTACATTGGGTTTAACCGTTTTCTCGGACTCATAATCCGGATACCAGGTAAAATTTTTCCTTGTCATCTCACATCCTTGTGATGGCCGCCCCGAAGAGCGGCCGGGTTAATCAACCTCGCGCGGTATACTTGTTGAGTGAACCGCCCGAGCGTTTCTCCTGCGCGATGGTGTCGAGCACAATCGCTTTTATCTGCTTGGCTGCGCCAGTCCATGCGCCTTTTTCGTCGCCAGAGCTGCTCTCCGAACCGCCCTCTTTCGTGACGTTGATGCTGATGGATACCGGTGCCATGACTTTGCCTCCGCCCACATCACCAGACAGCGTCACCGGAATGGTCTTGCCGTCCGGAAGCGGGACGTAGGCCTCATTCATAGAGCCTTCCCCGAACAACGCCAGTTGAGGCGAGGTTGCGATACCCCCCGTCTGGTATGCGCGCAGCGGGACCGCGCCGTTCTTGCCGAAGATGCCGCCATTTGCGTGCGCTTTCACGTTCGCCGAGGAAGAAGAGCCAGCCCAGGCAGCAACCGCAGTACTCGCCAGAGACATACCGAAGTTCAACCAGCGACTTGAAGAGCTGGAAGAGTTCGCGCCAATCATTGCGAACGTGGCAGCCAGCCCGGAAGCCACCGTAGAAAGGTTGCTCATGCTGAGGATGCTGCTGTTCACCGCCTTAGTCTGGTCTTTGGTTGCGTCGGTGCCGGTAAACAGGGATTTTGTCCAGTCCCAGACACCAGATACAGCCTGGCTTAAGCCATTTGCTGCGTTCTGGGATGCCTGCCCCATTGAGTCGACCCCGGAGGCTGTCTCTTTGGTGGCTTCGCCTACCGTCTTATCGCCGTTTGCCACCGCGCCGCCTGCGGAACCAAGCGATACCCCCTGATTGGCAATTGCAGAAGCGACACCATTCATCAGGTTTCCACTCTGTCCATTGCCTGCTGCCGTCGTTCCCATTCCCAACATATTCATAAGAGGCAAGGTAATTTGCGTCTTCACTACCATGTTGGTGATATCCCGGAGGATAGATTCTGCCAGGCTGGAGAAGTCTAGTTTCCCCTTCATGACAAAGTCAGTCAGCGTCTCGGTCAGGTTGCTAAAGAGGTTGCTCCAGCTGTTCTCGATCTGCTCGGCCAGATTCTCAAACTCAAGCGCCATCTTCTGCGTCGCCGTACCGGTCTCTTTAATGAGCGAGGTGTTGCCCGCAGCTACCAGCTTATTAATCTGCTTGGTGAATTGCTCTATCTGGCTTTTTGACGCTGTGCCAGAATTGATGGCGGTTTCACGCAAATCTTTTAGAGCCTTGATGTTGCGATTATATGTGTTGTTAAAATCGGCCACCTTCTCTTCACGAGAAGGCTTGTAGCCCGCGCTGATGATGGAATCGGATTCCGGCGCCCAAGTGGAGATCATCTTCTCGACGTTGCGGCGATTGAACATCTCGCGATAATCGTCGCTCGCGTTCGCCAAATCAGCCAGGCGTGACTTGGCTTTGTCGATCATCTCCTGAGTGATGAACTCATTCGGTGCGGCGTTGGACAGTTCGGTCAGCGATTTGGTGGTATCGCGGAGAGACTGATCAAACGATACGGTCGCTTTAGAGCTTTCCCCCATTTGCCCCATCAGCTGATCGGCTTTGTCCAATGCTTTCTGATAGCCGGCCGCCAGCTTACGCTGCGCATTTTCTTCCTTCATCGCGGCACGCTGGGCGGCGTTTGCTGTACGCTGGCTCGCTTTTTCTGCTGCTGCTGCGTCCTGCTCACGCGCTTTGGTCAGAGCGGCAATAGCTGCGGTTCGCTCCTCGTCGCTCATTTTCTCCAGAGAACTGGCACTTGAGGCTTTCTGCAGGTTCAGCTGGGTTTTGAGCTGCCTAAGCCCAATAATCGGCCTACCCTCAAAGTCCATCATCGGTGTACCGTCTGGCAAGATTCGCTGGTACGTCCCAGAATCCATCTGGTTGCGCATAAACTGAGCCAAAGCTTTCTGAGTAGCTTTATCTCCCGATAAACCACCAAACCGTCTGCCATCAACGGAAAGAAGCTCTTTGCCGGTTTCTGCTGCTTTATCTCGTTCAAACTCAGCCTGTGTCAGTTCCTGAACAATTGTCTCCAGATTCTCCTGGTGACCACGAATACTGCCTTGCAGTTTACGCGCCTGCTCTGAGTTGCCCTCTTTCTTCGCTTTTTCTAGGGAATCATTAAGATTCGCTATTTGCATTTCTACAGCGTTCTTACGTGAGGACAAGGTATCAACAAGTTGCTGCGCCGGTTCCAGATAAGACTTATTTACAATCTCACTTATTGGTTTAAGTGCTTTAATTTTCTCATCATCAGACAACGAATTATCAGACAGAATTTTTTGTCTTTTTTTCAGTGCCTCTTGACGAGCTTTCGCGAAAGTTGCCGCAAAGTCTTTGTTCTCATCATAGATTTTCTCGAGCTGGGATTCAGTCGCATCTTTTGCGAGACGTTTGGCTGTAGCCAAATCCCCTCTGTCGATAGCGTCACTAGTTCTGTCACGTTTTCTACGCAGTTCATTCAGCTCATTTTCTATTTTCTTACGCTCATTCTGGTCAACCTTTATCGTGGTTCCGGCCATACCCGGCCCATAAACCACTCTTTCGCCAGATTTTAATTCTTGCTCCTTTTTCGTGATTTGTTGCTCAAGACGTGCTTTATACTCCGCCATCTGCGCACGTTTGGCGGCCGTCATCGCCTCCGGGATTTTGCGGATCTCGTCAACGACTTTGGACGTCTCGCTGCGGAGCATGGTCATGTACGTTATCAGCCCAGCAATGGCGACAGTGGCCACGGTAAACGCTGCGCCAATCGGGTTTGCTGCCATGAACGCAGTCAGACCAGCAAACGCCCCCTGAAGCCCCGCTATCGCGCCTCGAATAGAGAAGATCAGCGATGGTATCGGCCCCAGCCCCATCCGCGCAGCGCGATTAAAACGCGTCACTGCGGTCGCACCCATGTTGAACGGTGCCTGTATCGCGGTGGACATCTTCGCAAACGCATTGACCATCTCGCCCGCAGTGCCAACCACACCCATGATGCCAGCGCGCATTATTTTAAACGCCACCATTGCTGCGACCGCTTCGCCCAGGCTGATGACTAACTCCTGATTTCTTGCCAGCCACTGCGCCAGCTCTCGTAGCGAGTCAATTGCTGAGTTGAGACCGGAGCCAAGAGAGTTAGCGAACGAAATGCCCTCTGCACTGCTCATGATGGACGCCAGCTCTTTCATCCCTTTGGAGAGAGAATCGAGATAGCCCGCCTGACCGACGCGATCAGCAAAGAGCGTGAAGGAGGTTTGCAGCTGTGCTAGTGCGCCGGTATAGGTTTGCATCATGTCTTTGGCTGCATTCTGGTTTTCAGCACGCAGACCAACGAACATCAACGAAAGCGCCTGTTTCGCCTCGACCGTACCGCTCGCAACCGCTTTGGTCAGCTCGCCCATCGTGATACCGGCAGCATCCGCCATTGCCTGCATCGCGTTTGGCACAGCTTCACCTAATTGCTGGCGCAGCTCTTCCATCGACACGACGCCCTTACCAGACATCTGCTGTACAGCGACTGCCGCGCGCTTAAGCAGCTCACTGTCACCACCGAAGCGGGCGACAGAGTCCACCAATGACTTCATAGAGCCATCAGTCGGATCGAGACCAGCGGAACGGAATTTCACGAAAGCATCTGTTAATGCCTCCATCGCGAATGGCGCGTTTTGAGCCATCCCCACGATGTACTGCATGTCATCTGCGGCCGCTTGTGCCGGATTGGCTTTGTCTTTGTTCAAGCCGCGCAGCATGACGCGCATACGTTCCATCTGTGCGGAGGCTTCGACGATGGGCTTTTGCCAGCCGAACAGGATATCGGTCACTGTTCTGGCCGCATCACCGACCTCACCCAGAAGGAAAATGTTGCCGCGCAGACCGGAGAACATGCTCCCTTCACTGCTTCTCCCGCCATGACCAGCAAATCCATCGCGTCGACCGTTGCCGCCATGTCCCGAGCCATCACCATTTCCTACTGTGCGCACGCGTACAGGCTTGCCAATGAGCTGCTGGCGACCAATAACCGCGTCCATCTGATCGCGCACTTTTTTCAGTCCTTCGGCGGCCTGACTGGTCGTTACACCCCAATTGCTGAGTTTTTTGCTCGTAGCTCCCAAACGCGTATTCATGCCGCCAATGGCCGAAGATGTCTCTTTGACTTCCATGCCAAAGCGGCTGGCGCTCTTGCTCGCAAACGTCGCCCAATCAGAGAACTCGTTTAGCTCTGACTGAACCTTGCGCAGTGAGGTAGTAAGCTTGTTGACGGATGAAGTGGTGGAGTCGACGCGCTCAACTAGGGCTTTCAACCCTGCATTGAGACTGGTGATGTTGCCACGCGCTTTACGCGAAGCATCGGAAACAAGCTCGAAGCCAGCAGCTACGTCCTGTAGTTTGTCTGCCGTGGCATCGAGCTTGGATTCCAGAACGCCGATGATGCGGGAGACCGAACCCAACGAGCGTTCCAGGCTGTTAATTTTCTGAGCTGGCTTGGTGGCCTGCTCACCGAATCTGGTAAGTAACTTACCCGCCCGGTCGATTGACGCTGTAAACTGCTTGTCTTCCAGCGACAGGATAAACTCTACGTTTTGTGACATTCCCTTGTCATCCTCTGCCAAAAATTTGCATCAGCTGCTCTTTGGCGTCAGGGTCTGCCTTGTCCTTGCGCGGATCGTAGACTTTATCGGTTACGACTGGTCTTCCAATCCTGAGTTGCAAACCCTCCATGAACGCCTTAACGCCCTCGCCATCCGCCTGGGCAGCGCGAGCGACTTGCAGGTTGCGGATATCCTCTTCCGCGCGCAGACGGTCGATATTGCGACTGAGCATCCAGAACATCGTCAGAGGGATGCCCAGCAGCTCCATTGGCGACACGGCGTAGTGAGCAACTACACGACTGAAATAGAATCCGAGGTCTATCGAAACGGTCTTTACCCCGGACTCATCGCGGGAAATTACTTTGCCCCTTCACCAGCCGCTTTTTCGTTTTCTTCATCAATCACTTCCATAGCGAAGGTGAAGATTTGCTGAAGCTGGGGGACAGTGAGTTTTTCCAGCACAGCGTCCGGCACCGATGGGATTACCTTGCGAACCAGATCGGCATAAGCAGTCACCTGGTCAACCGGGGACATGTTCTGGAGATCTTTGCCTTCCATCTGTTTGATGGAGACGAAAAGGCCAACAGTCATTTCAACGATGGGATATTCCTGACCGCCGAACTTGATGCTTTTCTTCGGGGGCAGAATGGCGTCGAGGTCGAGTAATTTAGTCATTGGTTTAAGTCCTTTTAAAAAAGAGGCTCTGCCTGAGCCTCTGCTTACTTAACGCTACGATTATTCGGCTGCATTAACCGTCACGGATTTGGTCGCTTTTTTGCTACCACTGGTGCTGGTGAAGGTAATGTTTGCCGTACCTTCAGCTACACCATGAACCAGACCAGTCTGGTCGACGGTTGCTGTGCCCTGGGCATCCGATTCCCAGACACCGGATTTATCGCTTGCATCTGCTGGAGTGATTTCTGCTGTCAGCTGAACGTTTTCGCCCGTCTTCACTTCCGGAGATTCCGGCGTGATCTTGACGGACTCAACCGGCTTTGGGCCGCTCATTCTCCCCAGCGTGCCGTTGTCATCCGGATAAGCAGTGAACTGAACGGAGAAAACGCGAACATCATCAGACTGGTAGGTCATGGTGAAGTTGCCCGCGGTCGCAGCTTTGGGGATGGTCAGCACGTAGTCGGTGGTATCCTGCGGCGTCAGAACCAGCTCTTTGGCCACGTCGATCAGGTTTACGCCCTGCGCGGAAGTGATGGTCACGGTGTTTGAGTCTTCGCTCAGGGTAGAGCCAGGCATCAAATCAACCATGTTCTTCAGCACGGACTCGGCCAGCGGCGCGGTAATCGTGATATTACGACCCTGCACCAGCTCGGAGATCGTGGTCTGCCCCAGCTGGTCAACGGTGACTTTCATGGTTTCGGTTGCGACCTCAACCTGCACGCCACCTTTGGTGTAACCCAGATCCACGCCACCAAACGACACTTTGCACGCGCCGAGTTTGATGTTTTTTACATGGGTATTAGACATTATTGGAAAACTCCTTTTTCCGATAAAATAGCACTCTCATTGCGCCGATAGTAAGTATATACTTACCTATTTATTCAATTCAACAAATAGCCAGCAAATTCAATCGGAATACCGGCTTCAATCAGCGCTCCGTCGTTCTTGGGGTAGGTAATCGGCATTGTCATCGGTCGAGCCATGCGGAAATAGACGCCACCTGACTGCGTTTCCTCAACCGGGAACATCGACATGATTTTGTTGGTCTTCTCCATCGTCTTTGTGATCGTCGCGCTTCGCACAACGATAGTGAAAGCGTCGAAGTAGAAGTCCTGCAACTCATGATCAATCTTGATGCCGGTATTCGGGTTAATCAGGAGCACGCCAGATTTCACGTTAGATGGCATGTAATGACAGAATATGTCCGTACCCACCGTGCCAACTTTGGCTTTTTGCATCAGGCTCGCAAACGCTTCTATAAACACATTAACCTCTCGTAAAACCCGCTTTCCTCGCCGCCTCAACCACTGTCTGCGAGAATTGTTTCTCGCTGATCTGCGCTGCTCTTTCGAGGAAGTTAGGCCCAACGCGGGGCTTAACACCAGCAACAGGCGGGTTGGTGACACTTTTCAGTCTGGACAAGTAGCCAAGTCGATATTTGCCCAACTCCATGTATTCGGCGTAATCGCCCACTTCCACGTTAGGGTGCCCTTCACGTGGCTTTGCACCAGAGACGGATAGCTCAATGCGTAAGCCTGAATATCCCTCCTTAACGACGCGGGCAAATATCGCACTTTCCAAAGAGCCGGTTTCCAACGGAGCCATTGCCCTTGCCAGGCGCTCAACCAGACGCGCCAGCTTTTCCATATCCCGAATGAGATAGCGTTTAAAGGCTTTCTGACTGTTATTGAGCCTTTCACCAGCACGCTTAAACTGGTGTGCGTCGTATTTCAGACCCATATGTTAGCTCCAACCTCAAGGTGCCCAGGCCGCCCGCGAAGTCCCCAGCGACGATGAACACTGGACACCTTCAGCTTTTGCCCCTCCATGATCAGCACATCATCAAGCTGAACTGCTGCTTCAAGGGGGATCACCAGAACGGCGTCAAACAATTCCAGATTTGCCTTACCTCGGCTCCCCGAGCTGTCTGCGCGCACTGACGATCTCTCATTGCTTTGTTCGAACTTAACGACACCGACATTCGTCTTCCTGACGAACTGCAACTGCGCCTCCCCGTAGACGTTTTTCGCGCCAAAACGGTAGATGGCGATTTCTGCTTGCCATGAAATATTCATCCACACTCCCTCGTGACAAACGTCGCGCCCGTTACCAGGCGAAGGCGCGATTACTCGTCTTGAGCCTTTCGACCAGAAGTAAAGGGTGCGACGGGCATTACGCACGGCGAACAATCATTCGATTGTTGATGTAACTCACCAGCAGCCGCCAGGTGCTCCGGGCAACATGCACATTGGCCGCTTTACCGGTACGGTACATGTTGGTGGTCTCACCAATGGACTCCGACAGAATGCCGTCCTCGCGAGCTGCCGCCACATCATTGCCGTTTGCGATTTCACAGGCTTCGTTAACCACGGCCAGCATCAGAGCCTCTTTGAAATAGTCCGGAAACTCTTCAAAGCGCTCCTGCGTCATTTTCTCCCAATCGACCAGGTCATGACGGTAAGCCCCATCTGCGCCCCACGGCAGGTCATAGACGTTGAGCATGTTCTGGGGACGGTCATAACGGTCAAAATCGATTCGCAGGATTTTGCGAATCGAAAATGGCAGCGTTTTAACGCGTCTGGTGGCTTCGATAAGACGCTTACGCATCAGCCCTTCGCCATCAGCCAGCAGAGTGTCGCCGTTCAGCATATCGATGGCATGCATCTGGGCGTCTGCGACCGTGGCAAAAGACTGAGCAGGGATGGCCAGCTCAAAGCTGTTAAGCAGGACATACATCTTCCGCTCTTCATGTGTCAGTCCCGCAGCTGTGGCTTTGACGATGACGTAGCGGAGATCTCGCTGCTTTTCGACGAGCTGGTTATGCTCGGCCGACACGACAACCGGAATGGACATCTGACCCTCGCTGATTTCCAGCGGCTCATCACTAACGAGGATCGCCCCGGCACTGTCTTTAACGGTAAAAGTGGCCGACTCGATATCCAGCACGTTAAATGCAAAAGAGAGGGAAACGGATTCCCCACTACGGTACGTGTCGAGTTGCGCCATTACTCACCGCCCTGTGCTTTCAGGATGCCTTCGATCATCTCTACGATGCCTTTGGCTTTCACCCCTAGGGGCTTACCAATTTGACGCAGGCCTGCGATGCCTTCGCTATCCGCAATGGACTCAAGCTCTTCACGCGTAAAACGTTGAACCGGAGCTGCTTCCTTCTCCTCAACGCCGCGCTTCATGGGCACGATTTCTGGAGCTTCAGGCTCTACGATCTGGTCTGCAACCAGGTTGCCACGCAAAGCATAAGCGGCAGAGGGTGAGACATTCTCGCCATCAATCGTGGTCGCACGCATGGAGGCACAAATACGCCGCTGATCGATAAATGGCAGCTCCGCAACAGACACGCCATTTTCGAAAAGGACGCCGCAAAGCAGACCCGTGTAAGCAGAAAATTGCGGTTCAAGGATGCGAATCTTCGCTGGTTTCATACTCTTGCTCCTACAAAAAAGGTGGGCGTATAGCCCACCCTTGACACATAGGTAAGTTATTACCTACCAAAATTATTAAATTTTAACGTTGGTCAGCGCCGCGATAGCTTTATCGTGCTTGTTCGCCAGAGAGCAGTACCACTTCACGCGGGTACGAGTTGCATCTTTGTTCTGAACAGTACCGATGTTTTCCACCACGATACCTGCGTTTTCGCCGCCATACAGACCGGTAACACCATTCTCTTCGGACAGGTGCAGGCAGTAGATGTTTGCGCCGGTGCTATCGTCGTTTTTCGGAATGAAGTCGTTCACGATGAACGGAACGCCGTTGTGGCACAGCATCGGACGGCCGAAGTTTTCCATCATGATTTCAGACGGACCGATGTTTACGGTGCGCAGCAGCGCGCGGTAAGCACGCAGGTGCTCGGAACGCATCATGATGCAGTCAGCGCCCAGATCTTTCACTGCGTCGACCAGTTCGTCGAACATAGAGAAGGTCATCGCTGCCTTCGCAATGTCAATTTTCTGGTCGTTGTGCATCAGCTTCGGAATGCCGTCAAAGGCTTTGCTATTGGTGGTGGAGTCACCCAGAATCAGGTTACGGCGGAATGCGCGCGCCAGACCTTTAACCTTCTGACGAACCTGGATTGCCAGCTGGTTGTTGGTGTCGGACATAGTGGTCGCCAGGAATTTGTCGACATCTACGTCGCCTGCCAGAATACGCAGCTTCGCAACGTGTTCGGTGAAGGTTGCCGCACCTTCGGTGATGGTGTCGTTCACATCAATGAAGGTCGCTTCGCTCAGGGTAGCTTCACGGTTGTAAAGATACGCTTTGGAGTCGATCTTCATGAACGGCAGGACAGCGAACAGGTCATCGCGATCGATAATAGTCTCGATCACACCCTGCTCAAGTTCGTTGTTAGACAGCTTTTCAGCTTCGTCACGGAGTAATGGCATCTTTCATTTCCCTATGATTAAGATGTTACTTGAGTCCAATTTTCCCCAGGCCGAAGGTCAACTTATCCATAGTCGACTTGTTCTTCGGCTGGCTTACTTTGTGGGTCGGTTTGCTGTTTGAACCTGCACCCTGCTTGGCTTCGCTGCGCAACAGTGCGTCAGCTTCCGGATCTGCACGCAGAATGCGTTCAATCGCGGATTCGAACGGTAACGGCTTGCCTTCGCCGTCAACCAGAACAGCACGTTCCTTCTGACCTACCGGCTTGTCATAACCAACAACGCTACCGTCTTCACCCACTTCGAAATGAGAGCCGTAGATAACGCGAGCTTTCGCCGGAGTCATCAGAACTTTTTCACGCAGGAAGGCAGAGCTGCTGAATGAGGCGCCGACCGTCATTTCAACCAGCTGCGCTCGCAGCGCCGCGTTTTCGCTCTCCAATGCGGAGTAGCGCTCGTCACGCTTCGCGAGTTCAGCCTGGTGAGCTTCGATCATCTGTTTTTTCACTGCGTCGAACTCGCCACGACGTTCCAGTTCAGCCTGCTCCGCCTTACGGCGTTCCTCTTCTGCGGCCTGTTCAGCTTCCAGAAGCTGACGTGCGCGCGCCGGATCAATGTCACCATACTGCGCCAGCTGATCGGCCAGAGAGCGCTCCTTCTCCTTGCGCTTCATGTTCTCTTTCAGCAGGTCAGCACTGGCCTTCCGGGACTTGCGGAGTTCTGCCAGCAGCTCTTCTTGAGTCATGCCTGCAAACTCGTCGTCGCCTTTGGGCTGATCTTTTTGCTCGCCCTGACTGCCTGGGTCTTGCGCACCCTGCTCTTCGTGATCAGCAGGAGCACCGCCACCAGCGCCGCCGCGTTCATGCCCTTCAGCTACATCCATCAGCCCGCGTCGGGCCATTAGTATTTGCCACAGATTCATAGAAATTCCTTTTCGTTACTTATCACTCGGTCTCTTGAGTAGATGAGTCCCCATTCCCTCGGGGTTGATCTTGCCCGCTTGCTTGGGCTGCCCCTCGATGATAAGTAAGTACTGACTTATTTTCAAGGGTGTTTAGATCATTTTTTGGTGGAAAATTCAAGAGGTCTTTATCAAATTCCTTTTTCATCGCCTCGGAAATGTTCGGGAACACCTTCTCGATGAGCATTTCCATCTGGTGACGACGTACAGAGTCAGGCGCTTGCAGAAGCGAGAGTTTTTCAGCAACCGCAAATTCGTCTGTCAGACCGCGAATATCAAAGCTCTCCGGGTAGGAAATGAGAGAGTTATCTTCATCCAGACTGATCCCCATCCATTTCGCTACCAGCTGCATCATCTGGCGCTCCGCCCTTTCGAGACGTTCCGCTTTTGTCACCAGCAGACTGTTAACGCGCTGGAAGTCATACATCTTGGCTGCGCCGGAAGAGTTGTCGATACCCTGGGCATTGTCCTGTTTGGTGCGCTCGCCAGCCACCCCAACGGAATGGTAGATCTCGTTAATCACCGTCTTAATGGTGGTGATGATCATCTGCGCCTGTTTCGGGTCTGGCGACAGGTAGAACGGCTGGTTGCCACTCTCGGAGTCGAAGGTAAAGACGCGCTTGGTGCCCATTTCAAGGACTTTGGTATGGTTCTCATCGCCTGGCAGCAGTGACTGCACCGGAATGGCCAGCTGGCTGAATGTCTGATCCTGAATAATGGCATCAAGGTTCGACAGGTAGTTGGCCACAGCGCGGTCGAGGTAGGCGATATCATCGATGAGCGACGGGCTGAAATAAGGCGATTCGCTTTCGCCAATGCAATCTACCGGGAAGACCGGCACCATGCCCAATTTGTGCTCGCCAGAATCCTCCAGCACGACCTTTGACTGACGGCGGCCTGCGCCACCAGATCCCTTTTTGACTTCCTCACGGAAGAGATACCATTCGTTCTGCGTCCACAGGCGGTAACGCTGATATTCCTGACCGGTTGAGGTGAACGGATCGGCATCGTCACGCGCTACTTCCACAATCAGCGCCCACAGCATGTTCCCATCGTCATCCCAGGCGACATCGAGCATCTGCTGCGGAGAAATCCAGTAGGCGTAGGCACGCGCATCCTTGTTTTTCTCGTCAGCAACGGACTCCACATCGCCATTCATGGTGCTGTCAACAACAACCCAGATACGGCCATAAATTGACGACTGGAGATCGATAGCTGCCATGAATGCGTCAATTGAAGCATTCTGGCGTGTGGCTCGCTTCCAGAAATGGCGGATCTGCTCCGGCGCCTCATCGGTGTTTCGATGAATGTCCTCTTTGAACAGATACTTGTTGATGAGGTTGACCACTTCGCGGGTATGATTGAAGCGGTAGGCGCGCTCCAGACGCTCCTTGAATTCCTGATCGCCCTCTTTGAAGTAGCGGAAGATGTTGTCGGTGAACCAGGCACGCCCGCCAGCGTAAGTGCTGGCGAGGAAATCCCAATGTTCTTTTTTCTTCAAGTATTCCGGGTGGCGTCGCTCCACCAGGTCTTTAATTTGCTTGTCAGTCAATTCCATTTGCTAAATTCCATTTATGGGTATGTACTTACTTACCTTGAGCCACCAAGAATAACACGATTTTTCACCGGATACCTACGATGAACTGGATAACCCAATGCGTCTGCGCTGTGCTCGATGCCACCCGTCTTATCCATATCGCGGGAGCCGGGTTTATAGATAACCTTCTCAAGCGAGTCGATCAGGTGTTTGCACTTCGGGTCGATATACAGTCGGGTTTCACCAGAAGCGCTCATCAGCATACGGTTCACAGCGTTCACACGGTCTGCAATGGGCGGGTGCTTCTTCGGATAATCGACGCGCAGGAAGCCCTTCTCCTTGAAGATGTCCACGTCCGATTCACCGCGCGCGTGCTGACGGTAGGCGCCAGCCGGGTCAGGGAATATCGTGACCTGTGACTTCCAGCGCCAGTAACGGCGCTCCAGTTCGTCACACACTTCCGCGGTGTTGGATGAGAACAGTACCAGCTCATCAACAGCCCAGAGTTCGCCGTTTGGCTGCGGCTGGAGGATGACCGACGACATTGGGTCGATGTTGAAGTCCTGCCCCACCCAGATCGGCAGCTTCGGATTGAACTGGAGCGGCTTAACATGCACGTTGCGGTCGAACGGATAGTAGACGCGCCCGGACATGTTCTCGAAGCTGGCCAGGTATTCCTGTGCAAACGATTTCGGGTCCATATCGTTCTTCGCGGCTTCGATTTCCGCAGTCGGCACGAACGGGGAATCGGCAGTGACAAACTGCCAGCTTTTCCACTGGCGTTTGCGCTGCAACTCAACATTCTGGCCGATAGTCCACAGCTTGTGGAACTCCGAGAAACCTTTAGGCGTACCGATGATAAGCGCGCCGCCGCGGGTGGAAGAGAGTGTCGGACGCAGCACCTTGTACCAGGTATCAGGCTTCATGTCCTGAAACTCATCGAGCACAACAAAATGCAGCGCAACACCACGAAGCGTATCGGGCTTATCAGCGCCTTTAAGGGCGATTTCAGAGCCATTTTTCAGCACGATGGTCATCGTGGTGTCGTTTTTCTTACGCACCCACTTTCGTGGCAGCACTTCCTGTAGGTCATCCCACAAGATTTGGCGAGCCATCTGGTAGGTCGGGGCGACATACCATACGCGCTGTTTTTTCTCTTTGGCTGCCGCACGGATGATGGTGGAGATCGACAACCGGGATTTACCCCAGCGTCGACCCGCACACACCACCTTGAAGCGATGTGGCGACTGGAAGACAGTCATCTGTCCGGAATGCAGCTGTACGAGACTCAGAGAGGACGGGATGGCCATAGTCAGACACTCCCATCACTTTCATCGCTCGACGCGTCAGAATCGCTCTCAGCTTCACTCAGCGCTTCTTCTTCGAGTGATTCCAGCAGATCGTCATCAATCAGCTCAGGCTCATCATCTTCTTTGCGCAGCTGCGCCACCTGGGCTGGTGTCAGTTCACCGAAGACCAGGTTCGGAATTTCGTCTTCGTCGTTCTCCATGCGATCCATGCCGAGCGCTTTGGACGAAATTTCAAAGCACTTGGCCAGCGTGTTGCTGGCTCGCTGGAGGCTTTTGAGATCGTCTTCAATCGCAGCGAGTGGTCTGCCGTCTTTCTTGGCGGTAGCCACTTCGTGCATCGTCATACGGCCAATGGCAAATGCCCAATCGTCGTAACGAGTACGGCGTTCTTCAATTTTCTCTGCGCGAGCCTTAGCCCGCAGCTCCGCGTCGGACTTGAGCGATTCACGCACCATTTTGCCGACAGAGTCTGCGCCTTTCTCTAATCCGCGCTTTTTGAAATGTCTGGAGAGCGTTTCACGACGTATGCCGTACTCTTCCTCCAGCTTTGAGAGTGTGTATTCGCCGGAAGTCCATTTCGCTTCGGCTTCTGCCCACTCAGCTGGCGTCAGGCGAGTTTTGCTCTCGTCTTTTTCTACAGTCATAGATCCCTCTAAAACACTCAGAGCGCATCCTTGCGCCTCTAAACAATTTGTTTAAATATGTGCCTAACCAATTTGTTTTCTGATGGGTAAAACCCATTCTGGGGTCTTTTCAGAACCTGCTTCCGTATATATTTAATAAGTCACTAAGTATTTATATATACGGAAGCAGGCTCTTAAACTGACTCCCCAGACCGACTCACATCACCAGCAACTTGGCGCGGGCGCGGCCTAAAGTGGTCAGCCCGAGCGTGCGGCGGTGGTAGCCGGAATCTCCGCGCTGGCGACACACGCCTTTCTCCACCAGCCCCTTTTTCACCAGAGCGCGAATAGAGAACTGCATACTCTGCTTGGTCGTTTTGTACGGCAGAACTTCCAGAAGCTCGTCCAGATCGAGAAGGTGGCCACGTTCGTGGCCCAGATTGATGGTTTTGATGATGTCTTTCTGTTTATCAGTCAACGTCATGGCAAATCCTTATGCCCGCATAGCAAGTTCAAGAGGTTGATTCAGAGGTTGTTTGTCGAATGCAAGCAACGGCAGCGTCTCTGGCAGCTGACGGCCGAAATCCGGGTTGCGGTACACGCCGTACAGCGGAGACGTAAAGCTCAGGTTGTGAATGTCCTTGAGCAGTTTCACGATGCTTGCTTCATCCACCAGGCTGTCAGCAATGTCCTGAATGGTGGTGCCGCGGTTACGCCCGGCTTTGGCCAGCGAACTGTTTTTGTGGTAGTCAGCCACCAGATCGCGCAGCGCGCGGCGGCGGCGAGACTCGCTCATCGCAAACAGCTCTTTGACTATCGCTTCGTTGTCGCCAGGGTCGGAGCGGAAATGACGCTGGAAGACGCGCAGCGCGCTCTCATAGCTCTTTGGACGCTCCGGACGGATGAACTGGAACCCAGCTTTCATGGCGAACGGATTGTATTTGCTCATCGAGGACTGGATCTCGATGATTGGCCGGTCGTGCATCCTGCTGACCAGGTTAATCATGCGGTAGGAAACGCCGACGCCGCGGTACTGTGTGTCCACGACAGAGCGGCTTATAACCGCAAAATTATTGTTAACGTAACGCCCCCAATACTGGTTGGCCACGGTGGTGTTGGTCGTGGGCTTAAGCTTGGGGAACATACGGTGGCGCGGTGCCAGCAACAGCTTCGGAAAAGCCACAACCACAACACCCACCAGTCGGCCATCCAGATCGCATCGGTAGTAGGTTGGCGCGAACGGCTTGCCGTCTGTCTTGTAGTGCAGTGACTTCAGCGCGTGCCAGTCTTCGACCGTGCCCTTGCTGATCGTCATACGCTCCAGAAAATCCAGATGCCGCGGAAACTCTTCCGGACGGTAGCGTCTGATGATGATGTCGGTCATCGCACCACCACCTTACGGTTGCAGTAACCGCCACGAGTGATTGTTGAAGCCGGTCGCGTCACGATTTTGTCGATATCAGGAAGCCCACCAGCCTTCTTGTCAGCAAGAAACTGGAGTCGGGAGCGGTTGAACTCTTCAGCGATGTACCCCTGCAGGTAGGTCAATGCCTCCTGATCTGACAACTGCACGCCGTGATACTCTGCGGTCATCAGCGCTACATGCAGGGCTTCATGCCAGTACACCGACTCTTCGTAGGCTTCTGGCAGAAATACGCAATGCACCAGAGAGTCAGCGGGCACATAACCCAGCGACGTCACCATGCCACCGGCGCCGTCCAGAAACTCGCTTTCATCCAGCCCATAGAGCTGTTTAATGGTTTCGATGTAACGCTGTTTCCCAAAGACAATGCAGCAACGGTTGTAATAGGGCGCGACGCGGAAGCCATAGGCGCCGTGGGCACGCAGCCAGTCCTGCCACTCTGCCTCGGTAGTCCACCGGCGACGCAGCGCTGCGCCTTCATAGATTGGGAAGACCTTTTTAAGCTGCATATTCCACCTTCACACGCTCTTTGTAGTGTTTGGTGATCTGCATATCCGGACGCAGCGCGTTTTTGAGATCTTCATGCGTGGTGGCCACCATCACTGTCGCGCCCACCTTGCGGGCGGCGCGCTGAAGGTTTGACGCCACCACCTGTGCCGTGACACGGTCGAGCACTGCGCCAAATTCATCCGCCGCCCAGACTTTCGCGCCGGACTCGATGAGCTTGGCGATCTTGAGGCGGTACTTCTGGCCATCCGACATTTCAGAAGGCTTGCGCACAAAGAGATAGGCGTCATTCAGCCCGGCCATAGACAGAAGACCGAGCGCCTCGCTGGTGGTTTTCCCGAGCTGGTCGATGACGTTGACCTCGTTGTCGAAGGTAAAGTCGTCGATGGAAGCCACCGACAAGCCCTCTTCCTTCATCTGGCGTTGCAGTTCACGCAGAACGACCGACTTTCCAGAGCCTGACTGGCCGGTGATGTACACCACATCGCCCTGCTCGACCTCCAGCTCCAGGTTGTCGTAAAGCGTCCAGGCCTTTTCGTCCAGCCCCAGCCCGAACGACTCGGCGATCTCCAGCGTGCGAGTGGTTTTGTTTACGCGGGTCTGAAACGAGACGTTGATGGTGTATTTGCTCATGCAGTCAGCTCCCCTGCGGAAACTTTCTCTGCGTATGCCACAAACGCGTCTACCCCGCTTTCTCCCGTGATTTCTTCCATATGGGCGAGCAAATCCCCAACCACAATGGCGGAACCGGCAGGGAGCGTTTTAAAGCCCAATACGTCGATAACGCGCACTTCTTCTGCGGCCACTTCACGACTGATTTCGGTGTGCTCTTCTTTCTGGCGCTCGGTCTCTTCGCCCAGATCGAGAACCAGAGAGGAGGTTTCCATCTCTTCGGTCATGCTGCCAACGAGCACATTCAGCTCGCGCTCTTCAAAACCGAACACCTCGACGTCGCCGAGCACCAGGGATTCCAGCTCCTGCTGCAATTTAATGGCGTCATAGTCGATACTGGCCAGACGGTTGTCTTCCAGGCGCTTTGCCTTGACTTCCTCTTCACTCAGATCGTCACGAATGATGACCGGCACGCGATCAAGACCAGCCAACAGTGCTGCCTCACGTCGGCCGTGGCCAGTGATGATGACGTCATGCTTGTCGACCGTGATCGGCTGGTCAAAACCGCGCTTTTTGATGGCGGCGGCCAGATCGCGGATCTGCTGTTCGTCATGTTTTTTGGCGTTCATCTCATACGGGATGAGTTCGGCCGGGTTTCGATAGACGATTTCGAACTTTTTGGTCATTTGTTACGCTCCTTGTAGTCGTCGACCAGCCACACCAGAGCTTCACCGGCGTTCTCCATTTCATTGCCGGTGTTGATGCCCTGCGCTTTGATGATGCTTTTAATGGTCTCCGCGACCCGATCCGACGCGTCAAAAGTCACTTTGAAGCGCATCGTCTGGTGTTCAGCTCCAACCCGCTCGGTTTTCTCGCGTTTATCTATTTCGGTTGGCTCATCATCGCCACGAGACAGCGCTTCCAGCGCTTCAAGATCGATAATTGACGCTTTGGCAAGAGTGGCAGCCATTTCGTCGTCATACGGGGCGATATCAGACAGCCGGTAGTCAATTTCGGACTGAATTTCCTCGATTAAGCGCTGCAAAGCGACCTGATCGTCTTCGCCGTAGCGCTCGTTATCGACGAGGGACATTTGTTTGGCCACCAGGTCGTTAATTTTGCCCACGGAGATCACGGGAACCGTCGAAATACCCTGTTCCATCGCTGCCCGCCAGCGGTGTTCGCCGCCGAGGATCTCAAAAAAGCCGCCGTCCAGCTCCCGCGCGAGAATTGGCTTAAAAAAGCCCAATTTCTCGATAGAGCCTTTCAGTTTTTCGAAGTTTTGCGCCCCAACAGAGTTGGTATTCCAGGGATTCGGACGCAGGTTGGCGACTTCCACCTGCATAATGGTAATTTTCAAATCCATATTTCTGATACAATCCATTGCATAAGTAATTACTTACTATAATAGCCAATTAACATACAAAAGGCACGAAGGAAAGAGCTTTATGACAGTTCGGATTGTATCGAATGCGGTCAATGCGCTTATTTCTGGCGCTGATGACAATGTAAAACGACTTGTTCAGGAGATGTTGAGCTACGAAGTTGAGGCCGGTGACTGGAAAGGCACCAGTACGATGTTCAACTGGAGCAAAAATGCGTTCCCCGCAGGATTCGCAAAGCCAGTGGCTGCAAACCTGAACAAAGCTGGCATTAAATGCGTGCATGTACGCAAGGAAAAAGCGCCGGCACTTGGCAAACCCAATCCGGTAGTTAACCCATTTCCGTACAACCCGGACTACGCATATCAGGATCAGACAGTGGAAACGCTGGTGCGTGAAGGGATGATGATTGCGCAGATTGCCACAGGCGGCGGGAAATCCAACGTTGCGTGCAAGGCAGCTGCCCGAATTGGTCGGATGACGCTGTTTTTAACCACACGTTCCGTTCTGATGTTCCAGATGGCGGAGAATTTCCAGAAATCCATCGACTACCGTGCTGAAAATGGAGAGCCGTGGCTGAAAGGTCAGAAGGTGGGCGTTATCGGTTCGGGTGAGTTTCAGGTTTCGCGCCACATCAACGTGGCAACATCTCAAGCGCCGGGCACTGGTAAAACGCTTCCTTTCCAGTGTCTCGCTACTCATTCTGGAAGAGGCGCATGAATCTTCCGGCTCGAACTTCTACGATATCGCCCGCCTCTGCGTAAACGCCGACTATCGTCTTGCGCTGACAGCCACGCCTTTCATGAAAGACTCGACCGAAGCCAACATGCGCCTGATGGCCGTTGCGGGCAGAATTGAGATCAAAGTCACGGAGAAATACCTCATAGATCGAGGCATCCTGGCGAAACCTTACTTCCTTTATCATAAAATCGCATACACTCCGGACAATGTCCGTATCCGGTCGGAGCTTGCATCCAAACATCTGAACTTCCGGGTCGGCATGGGCACGTCCTACCAGAAAGCCTATCAGCTGGGCATCGTTTACAATTTGGCACGCAATGAAGCGATAGTACGTGAGGCTCTCATGTATAAACGTCACGGGCTGAATTGCATGACGCTGGTGCGTCTGAAACGTCATGGGCAGATCCTGATGGAGATGATGAAAGAGAGCGGTCTGCGAGTCGATTTCATCTATGGTGAGTCCAACCAGGCTACCAGACAGACTAAGTTAAACAGTCTGGCCACTGGCAAGATAGATGTCCTCATCGGCTCAACCATACTGGACGTCGGCGTAGACGTTCCGAGCGTGGGTGCTGTCATTTTGGCTGGGGGCGGCAAGGCCGAAGTCGAAATGCGTCAGCGAGTTGGGCGTGGTCTTCGAGCCAAGAAAAATCAGGCAAATGTGTGCTTCATTACCGACTTCATTGATATAAGTAACAAATATCTTATGTCACACTCCTATGAGCGGAAGAACATAATAGACACCACGCCCGGATTCGCTGAGGGGGTGTTGCCGGTAGGTAGCAATTTTGATTTTACTGTTTTGAATAGAGATTAAGCATGGGTGACAAACGCGCTATACACTGTCAGGTTCAACTGACCGAGAAGGCGAACGACAAACTGGAGTCCTTTCAGGGCCGTTTGCGAGATCGCAACATAAGGCTGTCTAAGGCCGACATCATTAACCTGGTGTTGAGCAACATGACGATGGCCGATTTCGACAAGAGCGCAACGTCGCTTGAAGCGTCAGCAAAAGCGCGCGAAAAAGTCATGAAGATTTATGAAAGCTCGGGCATGACCAAAGAGGATTTGGAAGATATCCTTAAACGGTTACCGTAAAGTTTCTCTTTTTCCCCTTCTTTTAAAGTTCATCATGTGCTCGTCCAATGAAAAAGGAGCACATGATGAACTACTTAGCTGAACTGCCATTCGTTGATATTTTTGATGCTAAAAACAACAAGGCTTTCTTCTGGCGTGTCGATAATCCACTCGACTACAAGTGTGGCGTGAAAAGTGCGAAAACGTTCGTAGAGTTTATCGAGAAGTATCCATTTATGAACAACAGCAATGTTCTTTATCGGATCGCGTGCGATATGAGCGACTCAGGGCTTATTAAATCGGAATCAGCAAGAGGGTTCTTCAATACGCTGGATACATTGCTTACACCGAAGAATGAAGCTTCAGCCATTGGAGTGTCTGAAACCAGAACCAGAACACGTCGCACCGTCAATAACGTAGCCTGCGATATAGGTATAACGAGTTTAAAACTTTTGAACTTTCTTTCTCTTATCGGTTGGATAGATACTGCGACTATACAGCCAACCACTGATTCACTTTCTGAGAGTGTATTACGCAAAAACAGCAAAGTGCCGTTTGGTTTTGTTTTCACCAACAAGGGAGAACGATTGATTGTGGCTAAATACAAAGCATTGGGTAAATAATCATCAACGCAGTGCTGACACTCATCGTGTCAGCACGTGATCATCATCACATTTTTGTTCTCTTGTACCTCCGGCTG